CATCAGAATCATAACCAATAATTCCACTCACGCCTCTACTACATCCCACAAATTCGGATTTAACATAGTCGAATCCAGGTTCAATAATTTCAAAACCAGTAATCTGCTGCTCACCGATCTGTGCAGAAGCTTTTGCCCCAATAGGAGAAGAAATAAAGATCTTTGGTGGTTCTTCCAAAGAATAACCCTCACCAAAGTTAGTGATATTGATATCAATAATTTCTCCATTAAAAACAGTAGCAACTGCAGTCGCTCCAGTTCCACCTATAGGATTGCCAATATTATCAACTCTATCATCAACAATATAAACGCTAGGAATATCTTCATAACCAAATCCACCACTTAATAGTTCGATATTAACAACTCTACCAAATGAATCAACATCAACCGACAATACTTGAGCTCCCGTTGGTTGGATTACTGCAACTCTTGGTGGATTATATTGATCGTACCCAGTTCCTCCAGTTAGTACAGATACTGACTGTAGTGTTCCATCAGAACCCAGATTTCCTTGAAGTAATGCTTTAATTCCATTTGGTGCTACTGGATCATCAATATAAATTAATGGTGCAACAGTATATCCAATTCCATTAGATAAAACGTCTACAGATACAATAGAACCATTTTGATTTACGACAACATTTCCTACAGAAGCTCCAGATGGGTTAATAAATTGCACTCTAGGGACAAAATCATATCCACTTCCACTAAATGTTACATGAACTTCAGTTACTTGTCCCAAATCATTGACTTCTACTGCAGCTCTTGCTACAGATCCATCTAAATTATCTGGGGATTGCACTAAAACTCTTGGTGGATTTTGTTTGGAATATCCTCTACCACCTTCCAATAATGTAATAGTTTTAACACCACTAATTAGAGCTCTAGCGGTTGCATTTTTCCCAGTTCCTTTAACGAGAGATACTTTTGGTGTATTGTCAATAGAATAGTTTTTACCACCATTTTTAACTAAAATTCTTTCAACTTCACCTTGATTATTAACTACACTGTATCCAACAAATCCACTACCAACAGATAATAGTGGAGCATTGATAATACCAATGTATGAGTTTTGGGTGGGATAATTCTTAAGTAAAATCGAACTACCATACACAGTATAGTCTAAATTTGGTCGCTGTAAAACATTATCTACAATAACGACCATTAAACTCAATGATGATGGTTCAAAAGATACACTATCAATTCTAAGATGAAAATCGTATCTCTCCTGATCAATAGCCGTATTGATTACGCCAATATCATCAATTGTGGTAATGGTAGATTCACTAAATCCTTTAAGATACTTAATACTAATATCTTCAAATGAATCACCAAGATCTACGGGATCAAACTCTCTTGGAACAGAAGTAAATTTAATCTTATCTCCAAGAACAGTATAGTCTACATCGGGAATCAAGAACTCGTTGTATAATTTTACGAGTAAGTGTCTTGCTGATGGTGGAAATACTGGTTCATTATTTGCTTTCAAGTCAAAAGTATCTCTTATCCCATCAATTTGCTGGTATGGATTAAAGAGTGTAATTAATTTCTTATTGAATTCACTATAAGAGATATCTGGAGTTAAAACAACGTTAGGAGATTTTCTAACACTTTCGTAATAGATTACTTCATCATCAATTAGAATAGTTCCATTCTCATCTGGAAAATTGTCTGTCGATTCAACTTCAATATTTCTAGAAGATGGTGCAATAGAACCAATTAAGTTTGTGGAAGAATTTAACTTCCGCAAATCATATTTCGATAGATTGAAATAATCTGGAAGATTGTTTAAAATATTAACAGGTCCGCTACCCCTTTCAAGTGAACCATAATATGAACGTAAAAATTCTTCAAATAGTGGATGTTCTTCCCTGATAAAATCTGGAATCTGATTAAGAACAGATAAGGATACTTGGGGTTCGTTATGCATTGCTTACAATATCTCCGTATATCTATTTAACAATGTTTTTTATGGGAAACAACCTGCAGCACTTGAAGGTGCTGGAGATATTTGAGGAATTACTAAGGTAGGTGGAACAGTACTAATTGCAGTAGCAGGAGCAACAGCAATACCACCTGGGTTGAAGTTTGGAATCTGAACAGAACCTGGGGGAACAACAGTAATTTGAGGTGGAGCTATTTGTAATACTGCTCCAGGAGCACCTGCATTACCTGGTGCAACTACTACGCCACCGCCGCCGACAACGCCGCCACCAGGAATTATAATATTTCCACCAGGCCCTGCTCCTCCTTGACCAACAACAGAAGCAGTTCCAACTGCTTGTGTAGTTCCAGGTACTGCTATAGACACACCTGATGCAACCGATCCTACTGCTAAATTTCCTGCAATACCAACAGAAGTAGTTCCAGTTGTTGCTGTACCCCCAATCGCTGTAGTACCAACACCAACAGTAGTAATACCACCAACGGTGAGAGTACCACCAGCGGCAATAGTCCCACCAGAAGTAAGAGTACCACCAGCAGTAAGAGTACCACCAGCAGTAAGAGTTCCAGCAGAGACTACCTGACCACCAGTACTTATTGGTACTCCATTAATAGACACAGGAGCATTAGGTGTTTGGAATCCAGTACTTGTTAATGATGAAGTTGAGTTCTGTATTGCAACAGATGTTGGAATATCTAAATTAGTTAAACCATCGGTAGTTGTGGTTTGAATAGATCTTGTCGCTTGTGTGGTTGGCACATAAGCTTGTGCTGCACCTGAACCAAGACCAGTTGAAGAACCAGTAAATTGTTGAGTTGTTGTTGGTGCAGATGCTCCAGCAGTGCTAGTGAAAGTCCCCGATGGAGTACCGACACCAGAAGATGCGCTAGTACCAGGAAGTAGACCACTTCTAGCTAACAATTTACCAGTTACTTCACCAGGCGCAATATTTGCTGGATTCTTTGGTTTAACTGATAATTGAATATATTCAGCTTCTCCGACTGGAACGATTGGACCTACTCTAATAATTCCACTATCGCAGTCATATAATCCTGCAAATAAGTTGGTATAAACTTTTGAATTGTTTTCAATGTAGTATTGACGTAAGTTTCCCGTACCATCATCCTCCAGATACTGTATTGTCTGTGGTCTATCTGCAGTATAGAAACCACTAGTCTTAATAACATCTCCAGGTGAAGACGAACATGAACAATCTAAAGCAATACCAAAATTGACATCCCATGTCATTGGTTTACCTTTATTTTGCTCTTCTGGATATCCAAGCAGTTTATATACAGTTACTTGTAATAATACGTCAACAATTGCAGGATCTGATTGTAAAATTTCTTTTTGGATCTTTGATGTTGAAAGAGTCTTGTTAAAATTGCCCAGATCTTCTAAAGCTGCAAATCTCTTAATTGCAAATAGTGTTTTCTCTTTGATTAGATCAGCACTACCTGCAGGTAGTGCTAGGTTATCTGGTGTTGTTTGTGTACTAGAAGTTGCCGAAGTTGCTGACTGGAACAAATCTGCAACGACTAGAACATTCAATTCGATGAAGACTTCATCTGGATCTTGTACAATAACCTCAATAGATGCCATTGTATAGGGTCTGAGATCGTCTACAATCTGCTTTTTGGTAAGATTGTTTAACTTTGTATTGTTTCTAGTTTTAACCGATACGTAGACCTTTCCGTAGATAGGAGGACTTAGTGTTTCACCTCCAGTTGCCATAACATAACGAGCATTTGGGTAGATACTCTTTACAATATTTTCATAGTCTTTAGTTGTTACAGCTCTATTCTGTGCAGAGTAAAATCTTGGTGCATTAAATTTGATTGACTTTAGTGTTTCTGGTTTTTCTCCAAGTTGAGTCTTTGAATTTAGTTCAAATTTAACTGATCCTGCAGTGATATTATTACCATCAATATCTACAATAGTTCCACCATACCGCATACTCTTAATATTGTTGCCATCTGGACCATTAGTGACAACATATTCCATAATAACGACATTACCATCTTCAAGAGCTCTTCCAATGACACCATCACCAAATGTAATTTCGTATCTTCTATCTTCAAACTCACTAACAAAAAATGATCTTGAAGATGAGTCTACATTTGTAATATTTGTTACTAAACTATATCTGTCTACTGTTGTTGATTGAGCATTTTGTTTTACATATACACTAAGAGTATCGATATCAACATATTCATTTGGAATAATAAATTTTTGATCGATGGTAGTATCTACAGTATAACTATACGACAGTAAATCTCCTTCATATACCTTAAATGGTCCAACAACTGCAATACCTGTCGTTTTGTTTACTTCAACTACTTTGTCTTGAAGAATGCAGAATGAAAAACCTTGATCTTTGTTGTTTCCTGATGCAACTTGACCCTTTTTGAGAGTTATATGGGTAGGGAAGTTTCCACTAGTATTTAAATCTGTCTGTACATTAAGAGTAACGCATCCCCAAGCAGCCTTTGCCGACCTTGGGAGATAATTTAGCATTCTGGAAATACTTGCAACATTATCTCGTAATGTCGCTGTATCCAAAAATAACTCATTTAACGCCATATTTGCGTTAAATGATGAGTAATATGTATTATATGCTAAGACATCTAGCAGATAAGATAGTGTAGAACCAGAAAAATCATAGTCCGTAAATTCGGGCCTAGTCCTCATGTAGGACTTTATAGACTCTCTAATTTCTTCAAAATCTATAGATGTTAAGTTTGAAGGTCTCATTAACTTGAAGGTCTCTCTAGGATGAATTGTTGGTTTATAATATTAGGTTCGCCAATAATTCTGAATGTAATATCTACAGAAACTATATCATCTGATGTTTCAGTAGCACTCACAGTAACATCTAATACTTCTACTCTAGGTTCAAAATTTCTGATAGTATTTAGTATCTTATCTTGTAGTTCCATAGATGAGAATGCATCTAATGGTTCAAATAGCATACTATATACATCTGACCCAATACTTGGGTCCATAAGTCTTTCACCAAATTTAGTCATAACTAAATTTTTCATTGCTTGCAGTACTGCAGCTTCATCTCTAACTCTCAAGGCATCACCAGTGACGGGATTTCTCGCAAAAGAGGTTCCTAGATCATAAAAAGATCTAGGAACCCTACTAAACAACCCATCGATATCTTGAGAGTCCATTATTCATTAACGGTTTTAAGTATTTATATGCTTAATGCCACCTTTCTACATAATCATCAAACCCACCTTTCCCTCCACATGGACGTGAATAACGATCTGTTGGTGGTTCACTAACCTTTTTTCTTGCCATTTTTAGATATCTATCAGCTTGTATGTCTGTAATTAAACAAACTGTACCAAAATTTTCTTCCATGATGATCGAATTGCGGTCTGGATTTGGGTTTTTTGCCATCTGTTTGCTCCAATAAGGGTTAAACAGAACTTTTTACGGGGTTGCTATCCCGAAATTTGGTGTAAATTTTCGTCCCAAAGTGATATTTTGGTCAATTCTTACCTCAGAATTCCGAAAAGTCCAACATTCTCCTGTTTCATTGATAAAAACTACCCACTCTAGGTCATGTTCTTGCGATCTATCTATAACAAAAAAAGCCCAGCCCTTACCCTTTGGGGTAAAAACTGGGATTTGTGGGTTAAGTTGAAGCATTTTTACTTATTTTCCTTGACCGCGATACTTTTTGCGTGCTTTATTGCGACTCGTTGCCGCATATTTGGTGCCTAAACCTAATCCTTGACGAGATTTTTTGGGGGGACCAGGAATGTAGTTTGATTTATTGAACGAACCTTTGGGTTTTGCCATAATTTCTCCGATGGAAAAACATATTATACCATATTTTTGCGTTATCCGCCACCAGTGCCAGCCATTACATTGATAGAACCAGTCGAAATTAGTGATAAACACGGTGGTCCTAGTGCATCTCCTACAACTGCAAGTGGTTTTCCATTAACAAGTACAGTTTTTGCTGATGCAATAACCTTTCTTTCGTGCCCAGAACCACCATTTTTCTTATCTTCAGTTGTTAACTCCCCACAAGGAAGCATTTTTGTGTCCAATCTAGAACAACTATCCCCACTTGTACATAATCTAGTCACTGTATTACTACAAGAAGCTGGATGTAGGGTCAATATATCTTGATCTAAAAGTGGTATTTGACCATTTATAAGTACATTTCTTGGAGTTGCCGTCATTAACATAGTATTGAACGGAGGCCAGAGACATGTAGCGTCCTTTGTAGCAACTGGATATACTGGAACTGGACTTGGAGTAGTAAATGGTAATTCACAAGGAGGTAAAGCAAAGTGAATGTGTGCAGGAATACAGACACCATGACCACTACACGTTCCTGCAACAGTAGCAGCGAGACCAACTGCAGATTTAATCCCTAATGCTGGCATTTAATATCCCTCCTCTGGAACTGTTTGTGATATTCCAGTATCATACTGTTGACCATTGATAGTTGTTGTATAATTACCTGGCATTATACCAGCATCAGAATTTTCGCTATTTGTAGCGTCTTCTGTACTATATAGATCTTCTTCTCCACTATCACCATACTCTCGTTCACACATAAAATCATAAGGATTGCCATATGATGATACTGCATCAGCCCAAGTGTTAGTTTCATTGGTCAAACTATGATAAATCTGGAGTCTACCACCAACTTCATAACTTCTGCATCCATCTTCCAATCTAGTATCATCTTTCTGATATCCAGTCAGTGCTTTAAGACTTCCTGGTTGAGTATACCAAATACCCCCAGTGTATCCATTCTCACCAAATGGAACTGCATATGAAGTTCCATTAGCACCAACTCCAGCACCTAATCCTCCGTACCAACCAAAATAAGGTAATCCATAAAGGGAAACGCAATATGCATCTTCGATATCCAAAGAATTGTCATTAAATTGACTTCTAATTTGATTTCTAATAGTAACTAGTGCTGGTTGATCTTCTAGGCATTTCTTGCAATGTGTTTTATCTGGATTAGACGGATCGACAGGATTTTTAATAACTCCTAGACGAAGTGTAATGTGAGTCCATGGTCTAGGATCTGGACAAAATCTTCTCATGAGATAAATTTCTTTATTTGATCTGCATGGTAGATTGAAGAATGATTGCTTAACGACTCTCATCTCAGTATTATACCAAGAACCAATTCTATTAGTAGATTCATCCCTTTCCCACATTTCATCAAAGGAGGCATCCATGGATGCCTCCTGAGAAGCTAGTGTCTCCGCAATAATTTTTGGATTATTGTACTTTGGAAATATTTTATCTTGTGGAATTGATTGCTTCCCTGCAGTCTTTGACCATTCTAGTTTTGACCATTGCGGAGTAGTGACGTTCCCACCATTTGCCATACCCTCAGTAAACTTTAGGAAGTCTTTGGTATATGCTATATTGCCATCTTTCTTACTTGGTACTTTGGGTGAAGATGCTTTAACGCTACCAATACTTTTTCCATAAGAATCGATCTGAGAATTAGATTGTGAGTTATTAGTTTTTGCTGATAATTTTTCATCATCACCAATATAGTCCAATTTAGATACTCCAGAAACCTTGGGGAAATTTCCTGATGGCAATTTTACATTGTAATCTGATAGTTTTAGTTTCTCATCGTTAACACCAAGATTCTGTGCATATTTTCCTGGTTTGTAATTATCCGATGTCTTTGATTTTACTTGTTTA